GACGGCGGACATCCAGACGCTGCGGAACCGCGTGGACTTTCTTGAACGGATCGTGATGCAGCGTGACGAGCCGGAAGGCAGCGTCCGGGATGCCACCGACCGTCGACACGGCGGACACTGGCCCGACGCGCATCTGGGAGCCCAGTAATGCCGACCTACAAGAAGTTGGGGATCACCCCGCCCCCTGGGCAGCGCCCCGATGCTGTCGTGCCGGGATCGTACGACGGGAGAGGGGTGAAGAGAAAAGACTTGCCACTCAAGACGTTGCAACGCGCAGAGACCCAATCGCCCGTGAGGCAGCCACGCACACGCCGTCGCCCACTCCCGCGTTGAGAGATTATCATGCCGAGTGATGCCGAACGCCTCGTCGAGTACACCACCGACTACAACCGCCTTCGAGCACAGAAGGCGCGAACCACCGGGTCGGTCGAACTGCGTATCCTGGTGAATCTCGCCTTCATCTCGGGCGAACACTGGATCGGCACGCGCAATCGGGTGCTCTTCACCCGTGCCCGCGACCCGAACAAGCTGCACCTGGTCTTCAATCTCGCTGCCCAGATGCTCTATAAGATGATGGGCCGGTTGAGCAGCATCGCCCCGGTGTTCAAGGCCCGATCCGACAAACAGGACCCGAAATCCATCGCCAAGACCGATGTCGTCAACAAGCTCATCCGCGCCCTGGACGAGAAACTCGACCAGCCCTCACGAACCTGGGAACTCCTCTGGTGGATGGCGATTGGCGGCGTCTCGTTCGAGTACATCCCGTGGGTCAAGGACGCCACGATGGAACCGCTCCCTCGGTTCGATCCCGAGACGAACGAGCTGATGTGGACCGACGTGACGACCCAGGAAGAGATCCCCGAGTCCGAACGTCTCCAGCGTCTCGCGCAGGGTGCGATGAAGGAGCAGTTCACCGTCATCGAGGATATGGTCCTGGCCGGTGATGTCGGCAGCGAGGTCTTGAGCCCGCTCCAGGTCTTCGTGGATGCGTCGGTGCGCTCCATCCGCGATCTGGCTCCCGATCAGGCCGTGTATATTTCCAAGATTCGTACACTCGGCTGGATCAAGGCCAATTACGACGTGAGCGAGGAGACGCTTGAGAACCTGAAGAATGCCCGCGAGGTACGGATTCTCTCGACCGATCTCCAGCAGTTCGGCGACCCGACCGGTTCGGTGGCGCTCCAGGACCTGATTCCCCGCGTCCAGGGCAGCCTCAACAACACGGACCCTGATCTGTGCGTCGTGGTGGAACGCTACCAGCCGATGAGCCAGGAAAACCCCCGAGGGAAGTACACCGCGTTCGTGCCCGACGAACAGGTGCTCCATCACGGGGACAATCCCTACGAGGACATCCCGCTGGTCGATTTCCACTGGTCGCCGACCACGACCAGCTTCTGGAACAACGACTACGTCTCGGATCTTATTGCCCCACAGCGATTCCTGAACAAGCGCCTCTCGCAACTCGGCGAGCAGGCGAACGCCTCCATCTATGGGGACGAACTCCTCGGACCCAGCCTGAAGCGGGAGGATATTCCGGCGGATTATCCTGCGCCGATTGAAAACGGGCTCACCGAGTCAGGCGTCAAGATGGTGCAGCGGCGCGATCCACCCCAGCTTCCTGCCTGGTTCATGCAATCGGTCGATCTGACGCTCAAACTGATGCGCGAGATCGCCGGCGGCGTGGATCTGTTCCAGGAACAGAAGTTTCCGGGGCAGCTGCGCGGCCCGATGGCGGTCCCGATGCTCCAGGAGATGATCGACTCCCAGTGGGGCAACCTCTACCAGCACATCGGCCAGCGGATGTCGCATGTCAAGGAGATGCGGGTCAATCGGGTGAAGGAATACTATCCGCCCTTCCGCACCCTGCATTACACCGACCGCTCCATGCGCGACGAGGTGTTCATCTTCCAAACGTCCGACATTCTGCGCTCCGGGACCGATTATTCGATCACCGTCGAGCGCGGGAGCCTCATTCCCGAGTTCCGTGCCCTCCGGGAGGCGCGGATTCGCGAACATCTGCAATCCCCGCTCAGTGTGCTCTACATTGACGAGCGGACGGGCAAGATCGACAAGGAAAAGATCGCCGCCGACCTCGAGATGGGCGATCTGGGCCGCGAGAGCAAGGAATCGACCTACCGCAAGCTCGGCATGTCGCTGGTCGAGCGGTTGTGGCAGGGACAGCAGATTCCCGAGCATTTGCCGATGCCGTTCTGGAATCTGCGCGTGATCATGGACGAACTGGAGTCCGAGATGGCGACGACCGAGTTTCTCTCGGCGTCGGTCCCGCTCCAGCAGGGCTTCCTGCAATTCTGGAATCGCTGCCGCACGATCCTGGTCGAGGCGTCCGAACGCCGCGAATCCGGGATGCAGCAGGCCGAGATCCAGGGTGCCGTGGCCCAGGCCGCCCAGCAAGCCGCCGCCAAGGCCGCTGCGGACGCGATTGACGCCGCGCTCCAGCAATTCCAGGCCAGTGCCGCCATCGCCCCGCAGGCGCCCCAGGCCCTCGCCCAGGCCATGATGCAGAACCAGCCACCGGGACCGCAGGGACCCCAGTAATGCAGCGACGGTCGCATCCCTCGACCTCGGGAGGCCCGGTGAACCGCCGCAAGGTGGCGACCGTGATGCGCGAATTCAAGAAGGGGTCCTTGCGCTCCTCAAGCGGCGACAGGGTCACCACTCCCACGCAAGGCATCGCGATTGCCTTGAGCGAGGCACGTCGTGCTTGACAGCGGCGTTGACACGTCCGTATACTTCCACGACTGCCTGAGAACAGGTCTCAGCGGCGAATACGGGATCTGAGCACGTCGTGCGGGATTCGCCGGCAGGCGAACACACCACGCGACACTCGGCGACCACTCGACGGAGAGTCAGATGGCAGATGAATTTGGGGGGGATGTCCCCATCGACGAGGTCGGTGGAGGCGCAGAAGGAGTACCTGACACAGGAGGAGACGCGGCAGAGGGTGGTGCATGGCCCGCCGATGTCCAAGCGGCCTATACCAAGAAAACCCAGGCACTCGCAGACGAACGCAAACAGTGGGACGGACAACGCGCCCAGCAGCAGCAACAGTTGCAGCAATATGCCCAGCAGATTCAGCAGCAGGGCTACGCACAGCAGCAGCAACAGTACCAGCAGCAGCAGCGCACCCAGCAGGGACAACAGGGACAGCAACCGTCCATGCTGGATCAGCTTCGGCAGATGCCCTATCTCGATGGGAACACTGCCGCCCAACTGGCCGAACGGCTCGTGACGGAGGGCATCAACCCCCTCCAGAACCAGATTCGGCAGCGCGATCAGGCACTCGCCCAGCTCAACAAGGATTACACCGCCTTGCGGAACTGGATGGGGCAGAACCAGGGGAAACAGGCCGAAAAGGAACTCGACGCACGCTTCGTACAACTCCGCGACCAACACGGGCTCCCCGACGAGGAGGTCATCAACGAACTCCTCAAGGATATTTATTATTCCCATGAAGGGTCCGACCTGAACCAGGCGTACCCCGGCATGGCGGGAGACCGGATCAACGGGTTGCGGAAGGCGTTTCGGGAGATGGACCGTCAGACGGCGCTCAAGGCGAAACAGTCGCCATTCCCCGCGAAGGGGGGCGAGATGTCACCGACGAGCGGCGCCACGGGCGGCTACAAGACTCCGCAGGAGCGCACGAACGAGTTGTGGCCCATGCTCAATCCCGGACAGAACGAATAGCCGCGTCTGCTCACACGAGGAGACAGATGCGTTATGGCAAGCACAAGTGATGTCATCAATGCCCTGAAATACACCTATGGGACCGACCAGGTCCTCTACCTGCTGAACCAGGAAGTGGTTTGCTGGAATATGTTCAGCAAGATGAGCAAACCCATGGGTGGACGCGGGCAGTTCATCCTCCCGATCATGACCAAGAATCCAGGGTCATGGGCCGGGATCGCCGAAGGGGGCGCTCTGCCCTCGAATCTCGACCCCGGCACCACCGAGGCGACGTTCAGCCTCAAGGAATTCGCCGGGCTGTACAACATGAGTTGGAAGCTCCTCCAGGACGCCCGGAACTCGAAGCTCGCGTTCCAGACGGCCCTCAAGTTCATGGAGGAGGGCTTCCGACGCCGTGTCCTCA